CAGCACCTAATTTCTTAAGATGCTCTAATAAGGTATAAGTTATCTCACCGTCCGAGCTTGTCCCCTCTAATAACAAGGTTTCAGTTTTATTATCTATCAGAGAAAAACGCACACCCGAAATAAGACCTGAGCTTAATAAAGGCATCTTGCTTCTGGGCGCATCAACATCAAAAAGATATTCTGCCTCAATAAGACACGTTAAATCGCCTTGATTAAAACTAAAACTTAAGGAAGTAAAAAGCTGGTCTTCAGAGTATTCCCCTAAAACGAAAGATAATTCATTAATCGTCCATTTAAAAAGGTCGGAATAAAACTTCTTATCGTTATAAACCATAACCACGGTAAAGCCGTAGTCTCCAACCGTTACGTTAGGTACTTCAATAAGCGTAGCATTGGTCGTTAACCTTAAACCTGTATCAACACCATCTTTGAAAACTTGTAGCTCATAGTAAGCCCCAAGATAGACTTTTGAGGGCGAATCCCATGTTAACCATAAATTAAGTTGCCTCTGATCTTTCACATTAACGTATTCTTGCTTAAGCACCGTAATGTTCTGGGGTGATTCCCCTGTTTTGGGGTTGTCAAAATTAAAGCTTGGTTTATTGGTTAACAGTAAGTTATCCGCTGCATCGTGTTTGTTTCTATTTACTTCAACAGCCGTTAGACTCACAGCTTTACTTTCGGGGTCAACTTCCGAAATGGAAACAATTCTAAATGGTTTAGATATCCCTGGAGCACTATTTTCACGTTGAATAGAAAACGCGGGATATTGTGGTAAGTCCAGTGTTGGGGCTACACTTAGCGTTAGCTCCTTAAAAAAACCTACCCTATCAACAGTAAAAGAGATTGTTTCAATAGCGTCAGATTGCGTTTGCACCAAGAAATAAAACGTGCCTGACTCTTCTAAATAAATAGGGTCTCTAAACGTGACCTTTTTATTTTCTAACGCTAAAATACGCCCTGATATACCCCAATCTTGATCAGGGTCAACAATGTTTATAATGTCGAAAAGTTCAAAACGAATCCCAGCATTAGGCAACATGAAAGTTACAGACATGGTTTCTGTTTGAGACGAGATTAGTCGAAAATACATCTTCCGCCATGCTTCTTGAGCATAGATACAACCAACACTCTCGTATTCCAAAACATTCGCACCATGTTTATCTTGTGCATTTTGGTCAACTAATGGTCCTAAGTATTGACGTTCCCAATCCAATTCAGAATCTATATATGAAGAAACTATTTCATTCGGTCGCTCAGTTAAATCCGTATGGCTGTAAGTAAAGACCACGTTAGGACTCGTTTCGATACACTGCTCAGGGGTAATGGTGGCTACTGCGGCTGTGTTCCTGTCAGCAACAATAACTAACTGACCATGTTCATCATCATAGGCCTGAGCATTGGCCGAGCCTAAAATGTAGTTGATAAGATCTAACCCATTTTGCTTTTCAGTGATCACACCATTAAAAGTAAAACGCGCATGTTCCCCACCATCACCGTCTGACAACATTTCATCCGCATGTTTCGCTAACGTGTAGACGCGATATCTGTCTATCGTAACTCGTGGGTTTATACGGTAATAACCTATTCTAGTATTTGTTACTAGTTCATAGGCGATCCAAAAAGGGTTATCCGTCCATCTTTTTTCAGTTTTAAATTCCCCATCCCAAACAATGCTCTCATCATATGTTTTGGTCTCTGGGTTATAGTTGGTTGGTACTGAACAAAGTAAACCTTTCCATACCCCAGAAATATTTGGTAGGTTTTGAATTTCACTATTAAGTAGAGCGGCCACATGCAACATTGCCGTCCCTGCATGATATTCTGCCTCAGCTTCCGAACCAGCAATACCCACGTTTTCTGTTTCATAACTTAACCAAGAGATTCGTTGAATAAATTCTTCATCGTTCTCAACGCCAACTAACGTAACCGAAAGTTCAACGCCTTTTTCACTATTTGGTACCGTAAAAGTGTAGCCTCGAACAAAGCCACCAACAGTTGTTTTTCCCTCGACAGTTATTTTGTCCGTTAATAGTGTTGGATTAGAAACTAAGTCATCTTCTTCAATAACGAGACGCCCCCACCCATCGACCACAATCCATTTAACCAACAAATCCATGCCTAATTCTTCTCTGGAATGCCTTTCAGCCACTTTTTCGGCATAAAACTGGGCAAACTCTGCCTGAGTTTTACTTATCGTAGCCCCCCATTCATCGCGTTCAAGTTCAAGTTGAAACCACACCTGAGAATAGAAATATTTTTCGTATTTATTCGTCTCGATATTTAAAATCCAAGCACCGACAAGCGTACCTTGCTGACCTGCTTCGTAATAGAGTCCGAGATAATAGATATTAACGCGCCGAGGAATGGCTCCATTCTCTGGAGACATACCACCAGAAGATTCATCGGAAATAACCCGCTGCTTTATCGCCGTCCAATCTTCACCAATATAACGCCACTTTATTGCTAATTCCGCACTTGACGATTTATACCCCTCATCAGTTGCGCGATATAATTGCTGTACAGCTAAGCGAATTTCAACTCGGTTATATTGTCCTGCAATAGCTGCGGGTATCGTCCTAGTAAGTGTAACGTCGTCTACCAGTGTAGCATTAACAACGTGAGGAGAAGTGTTTCCGCCAAGTAGGTAAGCAATAGGACTTTGACCGTAAAGATTGTCTTCTAAATCCGTCAACACTTTTCCAGATTCAGACCGTAGAATAAACTCGGCTTCAGGAAATTGAAGTTCACCATTAACGTCTCGTATCGCAGTGTCATCCACAAAAAGATTCGCTAATTTTTCTTCTTCCGTGTCACCGTCTAGGCCATAGATTGGGCCTTCACAAATACCAAGAAGCATTTCAAAGCCGTCAGTAGACCATAACGAATCTCTATCGTTACCAGCGTCATTTCCGCCACCACTGCCCGAGGCAAATGTGGTCTTCATCTTCGTCATATCGTCAATCATTCCAAATTTTAGTTACTTAGTTGTTTAATTATTCATTGTTTAACGTAACGCTTAAATTTTCCCACGAGTCTTTAAATAATTGTGGTGTAAGCAATAAGTCCGACAAATGTAACTCTTTTGTTTCTCTACTCACGGCATTAAGACTAAATATATGCCCCCCGTGTTTATGTCTTCCGAGGATAATCGGTATTGGTGTACCTGATTTTACGGTGTTTTGGTAACTCGTTACAGAATAATTTTTATTATCCTCGTCGGTTTCTTTTTTTATTGGATTTAGTAGTTCAACAACTCCACCAAGAATTAAACCTACCCCCGCTGGTTGAAGATATGGTGCTGTAACAGGGGCAACGTAAGCCACGACCAAAAGCACAATACCGATCACAATTCTAACATTGGGGTTATTCCCTGAACCACATACGTCTTTAGGATAAATTACGCTCTCACTGGTGATGTTCAAAGTATTGACTTCTATAGGTTCATCTAAGCTTGAACTTTGAGTGCACTCTTTTACCCGACACAAAAAACGCTTTTGTGTGTTGTTTGGATTAAGCTCAGGTATTAATTGCAGGGAATTCAATGCTTCGCGTATCGTTCTAGCCGCCACTTTAATCGGTTTGGTGTACAGCTTGGAAATATCACCGTGTAATTGTATTGTGATCATACTAAAAGTCTCGTCTGCTAAGATTCATAACTTTACCGTCAATTGCTTGATAACAAGCCACCCCCTTAACGCTAATAATGTAATGGGATAAATGGGGTAGCCTTTTAAAACATTCGTAGTCGTTCAATGATAAGTTGTAGCTTCTTAGAGTATGACTATGCCAGGTACTAACAATCTCACCTTCAACGTTATCCACGTCTTCGCTTAACATTCTAAAATTATCTCTCGGCTGGGTATGTCTGTTGGGTAGCTCGACAACCTCACCAGACTCAAGAATAACGCCGCAACGTTCTTCATTCCAAGTAGTTATAATAGCTAACCAATCAACCTTAAGACCCTCCTTATTAAGCATTTCCAAAACCTCCTAGTTTCTTTTTAGCCTCGTAAGGTAACTGGGATAAAATTACGGGGTTAACACTAGATAAGGTTCGTTCCATTTCCGTATGCCTTAAGACTTTTTTAACGCGCATTCTCCACTTTGGAGAATACTCTTCAATAAAACTACGTTGACCTTCCAAATGATGAAGGATTTTTCCTTGACCAACGTAGGTTGCAACGTGATTTGGGTGTTGCGGTCTACCCAAGCTAAGCAATAAAACATCACCTAGTCTAACATTTCTAGGATTATCACCAACATCAACAAAACCCTGATTTTGAAATTCAGAAACAAAAAAGTTTAAATCTGGGTGAAGATACCAAAGATGTGGGCGAGCAAGGTCTATTAGCGTAACATCCAAATACGACTGAAATAATTGCTGTACTAGGGTGTAACAATCTTGCCACCCCTCAACATACTCTTTACCTTGTAATGACAAAGCGGCATCAAAAAGAATCATAAGCGCACCTGATTAAATTCAGGCTGTGTGAAACGTCTAGGCGGCAACATAAAATTATTACCATCCGACAGGTAGTTTAATTGGCAACTAATCATTTGACGATTAACTTCAACAATACGACTAACGTAAAATTGATTCGTTAAGCTTTCATTACTGTCAAGATTCTCTGGATGGACTAAATACTGGGTTACTCTCGCATTATCCAAGTAACCTTTTTGGATGTAATAACTGTAAACACCTTCTGGGTTCGGCAATATTAATCGTGGACGTGTTTTTTCACCCCCGCTTTTATCACCTAAACCACTTAGATTAAAAGCGACTTTACTCCAAGTAAGACCATTCCATTCTAGGGTTTGTGACAAGCAAAAGTGCTGAACAACGGGGCCGTCGTCAGTTTCAATGTATATTTTTAGAAGTTCATAGGGCGCAGAGCTATTCAAGGAATGCTTCTCTTGCTCCATTCCCGAAGGCAAAACTTTCATATCGTCAATCCAGATTGTCGTTGTTCTTAAATTTGACTATAGCAAAAAAAATAAAACCTCGGAACATAAAAATGCTCCGAGGCCAACTATTGGATTGACGATATGTGCCTTACGACGCATACCACAAGATAACATTACCCGTAAACAAGCGACAAGTCCAGACATTTTAAGATAATTTATCTCGGCTGTTCTTTAAATTCCAAAGTAAACCCTTGACTAACACCATTACCCTCCTTCAATAACTTTGGTGCTTCA